TTCAGGAACGGCAGGAAATGCCATAAGTTTCACCCAAGCGATGACATTGGATGCGAGTGGGCGATTAGGCATCGGAACGACGAGTCCGAGTGTAAAATTAGTAGTATCTAATGGAGGAAATTTAGGATTAGAAATTGACCCTACAAATACAAGCGGAACAGTTGTAAATATGTTTGCTTACGATAGAGTAGCATCAGTTTATAGACCATTAGCTTTGAATAGTGGTGGTGGCAACGTCCTAATAGGCACAACAACGGATACGGGGTATAAGTTAGATGTAAATGGAACGGGAAGGTTTAGTGGTGCATTGACAGTTGTTTCAAGTGGAACAAAATCAACTATTGCAATTGGTAATACCGCATCATCTACATACTCACAATTGCTAATGTATGGTGGTTCGGGTAAATACAATTGGTCATTAGGTGCTCAATATAATGTAAATAATGGATTTGAAATTACACCATCTACTGCAACAGATGGAACTACATTTACAACACCTGTTTTTCAAATAACCAATTCAGGAGCCGCCACGTTTTCGAGTAGTGTAACTGTTAGCGGAACAAGGTTATCATTGGGCAATCAAGAAGATATTGTTTCCACTACGGGAATTACTTTGGGTGGTAATGCAAGTACTATTGAAATGGTTGCATCAAATTTTTCCGCAGGATATGGTGCAAAAATTGAGCAAGCAGACCCTGGAGATGGATTTACATATACAAGAATATTTGGAAGAGCAAATACTACAAGTTGGACACAAAACTTATCTATAAACAACACCACAGGTGCAGCCACGTTTTCGAGTAGTGTGACGGCGGGTGGAGATTTAACATTAAATGGAGGAAGTACTTTTGCATATCAACCTACAATTCGTTTATACTCAGCAGGAGGTTCAACAAGTACCGATATTAGGAATTATGCTATTTTATCTAACTATACTTCATTTGGTGATTTTGGAATTGTTCAAAGTAATGCAAAAGATGGAAATCCTGTAACTGCTGGAACTACAAGGCTTTATATAAATCTTGCAGGCAACGTAGGTATCGGGACTTCATCTCCCGCAAGACCATTAGATGTCAATGGTACTATGCGTATTGCCGATGGTTCATCTATTGAATGGGGCGGAGTTAGTGCGGCTATTTCGGGTACATCTGCATCAAATGCTTTATTATTCTATACATCCTCATCCGAACGTATGCGTATCACATCGGGTGGCCAAATCCTTATGGGAACTACATCAGCACAATCTGGTGCAAGATTACAAGTTGCGGGAGGATTTCTTGATGTATGGTCAAGTGCTAATACATTATTAAGATTAAACCACGATGGCACAAGAGGTGTAATTGAAACATTTACGGGAGGTGCTTATAGTCCAACATCAATTAATCCAAATGGTGGCAACGTACTAATAGGCACAACAACGGATAGTGGGTATAAATTAAATGTAAATGGAAATATTCAAGCCGCAGGATTTTTTGAAAGTTCTGATAAAAGATTAAAGGATATTTTATTCAATAAAGATTCTGAAAACTTTGGTGCTATTTCATTTAATTGGAAAGATAAGAGAGATAGTAAATTACATTGGGGTTATGTTGCACAAGAAGTTGAGAAATTCTTGCCCGATGCAATTATTAAAGGTAATGATGGATTCCTATCAATTGACTATAATCAAGCACATACATTTAAAATTGCAATGATTGAGGATGAAGTTACTATATTAAAAAAGAGAGTTAAAGAATTAGAAACGCAATTAAATTTAGGATAATATGCCTTGGTCAACAATTGCCACAAACCAATGTGTGAGTTTAAATAATTTGAGAGATGCTATTGCTAATGGTATATTCGTTGCCATAAGTAGTGTACCAAGTGGTACAAAGCAAATAACAAAAACCGAGGCATTGGCCTATGTCGACATTCAAACAGCGCCATTAGCAAGCAAAGCTAGTAATCAGTTAGTAGTCAAGAATAATTTAAGTGCTAAGGTTTATACCTATCAAAGATATGATTTAAACACAACTACTTGTGCCACAAGTAATCCTATCCCATATTGGTCATACTATGATATACCTTATGGATCGTATAACTTAAATGGTACAGGTAGTTTATACCAATTGATTCCTGCAACGCATACGACGTTTACTAATCAGATTACTTCTTATGTTTCAACGACTTGTACGCCTGTAACACAATATACTTATGTTACATCGGATGTAAATCCTACAACATGTGCAACATCAAATCCTATTCAATGGTGGTCATACAATAATTATCCTAATGGTTTATATTACATTAATGGCCCAGGAACTTTATATGAATTGTCGGCAAGTACACATACAAATTATAGCAATCAAATTACATCGGTAAGTGTAGGAACATGTGCAGCACAAACTAAATATACTTATAAATTATATTATATAAATACATGTAATTGTAATTTATATAACGAAACACTAGTATTTGATACAGTAAGTTATAGTGCTGGTTATTATTATCTTTTATCAACAACACTACCTGACGATGTATATTATATCACTCCTTTTTCTCATACTAATTATACAAACTATGTAAATATTCAAAGTGCATCAATTTGTTCTCCACAACCTTGTTATACATGGTATTTTAATAATAGTGGTGATGTAGGGGAACCTGCTGAAACATGGACTTATGTGGCTTGTGGAGGCTCAACATCCACCGTAACAATTAGTGTTGGTCAACCTTTACAATCTAGATGCGTTGAACCAGGAACAGTCCCATCAGTTGGTAGTCAAGGTGATAATCCTTATACATTTGATGAAACATGCTGTTCGTAATTTTTAGTAACTTTGTAAATGAAAAAAATTGGAATATATAAATTAAATTGGTTAGAATCTGGGTACTTTTATATTGGCCAATCAATTGATATTAATCATAGATTTGCTAGACACAAAGAAGGATTGATTAGAAATAATCACAAAAACTCAAAAGTTCAAAATGTTTACAATAAATATGGAATGCCATTATTTGAAATCATAGAACTTTGTGAATATGATAAATTAAATGAAAGAGAACAATATTATATAGATTTGTTTTTTCAAGATAAAAAATGTTGCAACTTAAATCCTAATGCAGTTAGCACTAAAGGTTATAAATATTCTAAAGAAACAATTGAAAGGGTTAAAGAATTAAGAAAACATATGTATAAAAAGGGGCCAGAAAACCAAAACTATGGTAAAAAAGCATCTTTAGAATCGAGAAAAAAAATGTCTGAAGCACATATGGGTGCAAAATCTAATACTGCACGACTTGTTCTTGATACACAAACAGGAGTTTTTTACTATTGTTTAAAAGAATTAACAGATTTATATGGATTATCTCATAGAAATATGTGTAGATATTTACATGGATCTAGAAAAAATAAAACACAGTATATTTACGTTTAAACAAAAAAAAAATATGAAAACTATTGAAGGAATTCAAACATGGGTAAGTGGACAATCTGTCTTAGCAACAATTTTTAATATGTACCCAATTGGTGGAGTACTAGGTTCTTCTTCTTCATTTTATTATGCTTTATTAGATGATGATTTAGTAATGGTTTCTCAGGGTAATTTATTAATGGATGGGGAAGCTTACCAAGATTGGGGAAATAATGATGAATATGCTTGGGATTGGGCTGCATCTCCAGAGCAATTAAACCTTGTAATTACAGGAAATTATGTTCCTCCAACCACTACGACAACGACTACAACAACTGAGGCGCCAACAACAACAACTACAACTGTTGCACCTGAGTAATTTATTATTTAAATTTGTCAAAAAAATATAACATGAAACTAGATTTTAATTTCAACTTAATCGACCTAGACGGTAATCAGATTGAGAATGCTAACGCAGGTAAGCTATTAGCAAACACATTAGTTCAGCAAGCCAAAGGCGATGCTGTTAAGTATTGGGAATGGGCTTTGTCTTTAAACAAAGGAGAAGTGATTGACCTAGACTCGTCTGATCAAGAAACGCTTAAGAACTTTATTAAAGATAGCGAGGCTCTAGCTGTTCTTGCGAAAGGTCAATTATTGCAGGTCCTTAAGAAAGACTAATTTCTTCAATACATCAATATGTGAGATACTCCTATGACATTCAAATTGTCTAGGAGTATTTTCATGTTTAGGGCACCATTCCCAATTTGACGAATCGAATAATACACCCGGCTCATTCCAACAGCCATGGCATACGTCTTTCTTCACGATGCGTATGCAATTAAACTCGTGGTCTTCTTCAGTAAAGTTACTAATCATCACGACCTCCTTACCTAAAGCCCAAGCAAGCCAAGATAATCCTGAGCTGAGTCCGATGAAGAATGCGCTGTGATGAATGACGCTCATGGTATTCTCGATACTTATATCGTCAATCTTCTCGCAGTTATCAAATGGGTTGTTCTCTTTGCTAACATTAATTACTTTATAGCCATTCTCGTGTAAGAAGTTAATCACTTCTTGCCACCCTTCTCTTGTCCAAAACTTACAACCTGAGGTGGAGTTGGTAGCTATCGTCACATACTTGCCATACTTATTCTTTCCAATCTCGTACTTTAGTTTTGGCTTTATCTCACTAAACTCAAGACCTAAGATATTAGTTGCCGCTTGCTGAAGCTTCACAGTGTTTGGCAAAGTGGGCTCTCTGTTTGAGTCATAGTACCAACCGATGTTGTATTGCGCGAAGATGTTATCAACCCTAGTCCCAGGTTCTACTAGTTCAACCTCAGGCATGTCAAGTAACTTGTTCCAAAACGTTGATAGGATAACCTCGCACTCGTGTTTCTTTTTAAACTCAATCACATATGGCACCCATGCAATGGTGTCACCTAGAGAACTACTAGTGATGGTAATAAATACGCGGTGACCTTTTAATGATAACTTGTAATCGTAGATTAACTCGCCAAGCTCAAATACTTTAATGCGCCATGGTGTGAAGTACTGTCTATTTAGTTTGACCCATGAGTTAGACGGGATTGTATTCTCATATTGGCAGATGTCATTCTCGTCAATGAACTGAACCTTAAATTCTGACTCGACTGCTGACTTAATCTCAAGGAATGGGTTTTCAATAAAGTACTTATATATCTCGACATCCTGATCCTCCTTCTTTCTTTCTTCTATCTTTTTGTACAATGCTAAAAGATTACATCTAAAATCAGATGATAAATTATCTACGGGTGTTACATACTCGGCTTGAATAGAGCTCAAATCTGTATCCATATTCTGTATATATTCATCAAATATTGAGCCATATTGGGGCAACTTGTGAGCTACAATGGGCAAGTTATATGAAATCGCCTCTCTAAGAACTAGTGGATTGCATTCCCATGTGCTATTGAACATAAAGATATCAGCCTTACGCATAAACTCATCCACGTTGCTTTGTTCCCCATGAATAAATACATTATTAGGTAAGTCCTTCATCAAAGGCTCCCAATACTCTTTAAAGTTTCCTGCTTGGTTCCCAACAAAGTGAAATGTCATCTCAGGATATTTGCGCGCAATCTCAATACCTTCTGCTTGATTCTTACCAGGAGTCCATAATCCCACGTTGAGTACATATCCTTTCTGTTTAGTTTTAGATACCTTAGGGTCAATTGGATATTCAATCACCCCACTGTATGATGGCATGTTCTTGAACGTCTCCAAATGATATGGCGTGCAGAACGCATAGCCATCGGGATGGTATTTCTTCTCAGTGTC